CCTTTAGGGTACCATCTAATATTCGTGCTGGAATAGATAAAATATCTTGCACTGTTTCGCGATCGAGGAAGCTGCTGAAAGCATCCTCAAACATTTTATTAACCTCATCTCTTTTTTCCTGAGGTACGAGCTCCTCTAAACCAAACAATTTGTAAATTTGGCCAGCTATTATAGTAGCTATTTCTTGGGCTGTTCCTGTTGCTGCTGCAAAATTATTAGCAGCACCCTCGCCAAAATTCTCTTTTATCTTTAATTCAAGAGCATCGAGTAATTTTTTCGGATCTGTTAAGCTGGGAAGATCAAAAAAAGCAAGAAGCCCCTCAACAACAATACCTGGGAGTGTTCTGCCTAATATAACTTTGGAAAGACCAGCCATTGTTAAGGCAGCAGTTGTTCTGCTTTTTAAGATATCTTCTAAGTTCTTAGCAAAATCAGGATTGACACCTAAATTGGTTAAAATACTACTGACATTTTCCCCTAGAAATTCACCAATCTCGTCGCCAAACACGGCTGCTAGACCAATTAGACCACCCCCTCGCACAGCTCGGCTAAACGCGTTTCTAAAACCTGCACTCAAGGCTGCGCCTAAACCTGCACCCCCAGCACCAACGCCAAGCATGTTTGCAAAAGCATTACCTCCACGTCCTTCACCTTGATCCTCTTGGCCTGCACTGGCACGTGATTGTCCTTGTCTTGCCAGTCTCTCAGCACGTTCTCTTTCAAGCTCCTGCTCTATACGAGAGTTCTCTTGATTTTCTATTTGCAATCGTAGCAGATCTTCTGCTGTTTTCTCTAACTCAACTTGTTTATTGAGTGTGTCTATTACCGCATCAAGTTTTTTTAAGTCTTCTGTATTAGTTTCAATGTCACTTAATGTATCTTGATTTAATAAAACTTGGTTTGTTGTTTTTTCTGTAAGTTTGACAATATCTTTTTGATTTTCTACGACATTATTTACAGTACCTGGCGGTGCTGCTTGAACAGTATCAATCAACGTTTGTATGGTATCAACTAACTTCTGGACTGGTATTACCCCGGCAGCTTCCGTTGTCTGATTAATTTCTGGTACTGTTTGTAATGTTTGTTGTTCTTGAAAAGGAACAGGAAACATAGATTGTTCTTTTTCTTGGTCACGGCGCTGCTGTGCCTTTTGCTCAAGTCTAGACGAGAATGTATAGTCAACTTGCTTATTCAGTATTTGTTTAATTTCATCAAGCGTTTCTTGATTTATAGAAAGAAGATCAGACGTTTGGTCATTTATAACAAGAGATTTTATTTCTTCCAAATAAGAATTGCTGTCATTTAAAACAGTTAGAATATTTTCATCGTTTGCTGCGTTAATCGACGGTAATATCATTTGTAAGGTCTACTGTTATTTGTCTTTTTGCTGTTTAAGGTGATTGATAAGCATTTGGATGTAGATTTCTTTCTCAAATGGTATCATATTTTCCAGCTCAGTCAACGAATATTTATGGAAATGCATTAAAGTAAAATTGGTATGATACATGTTTGCAAGACTGTTATGACCGAGCATTAAGCGAAAAAACTCTGAATACCTTTCAACAGTATTGATTCTTTTTTACTGCATTTGGGACAGGTATATTCAAGCGTGTGTTGAAGGGATGGCATACTTTTGTAGAAATTCATAATCTTACCAAATTGCTCTTTTGTAAGATTTTCCACAAACGCCAGCATTTCTTCCGTTGTTGAATCTTCGTACACGGTCGTTGTATCAAATACATACTTGATAGACTTAGTTATTGCTATAAAAATCTTTTCAACATCTGTACTATTGAGATCATTCTCAATTTCATCTTGATCTTTTATAGTTGGGTATTTCATTACAAGGCCAACTGCATCAGTCAACATAATTTTATTGGTATGATCTTTGGTAAACACGACGTTAATTTCATCTATGTTTAAATCATAATCGTGTACGTGATTGCATGCATTTGCATCTGCATGCCTGAGTTTTAGTTTTACAATGTTGTCTACGGATTTCGATCTGATGTTCAAAAAGAGATATTCAATATCAAAATAGGTCATGTCTTTTATAGTGGTTTTTTCACTTCTCACACAATTCTCTATTATTTTCATAATACAGTTTGTTACTTCTTGAATATTTCCACTTTCAAGAGCTAAGAGAAGCATTTTCTCTTCTTTGACTAGAAATGGCCGATAATACACTTCTTCTCCAGTTGAAGGAAGTGTCAGTATAAATTCAGGATTTTGTAGATTGGGTAACATAATAAAACCTCATTAATATTAAAATATTGTATTAAGACCAGAACCACCAGTCAAAGTAACGCTTTGGGTATTGAATAGAGGGATGTTAAATATTTCACCTATTCTTGGTAATCCTAAACCATCGAGTTTATCATCGAGTGTTGATTCGCCATTTATTGTGAGAGCTACGCCAGCTTTGTTCACACGGGCACCTCTACCAGCAGCAGGCTCATCGGTTTCAATAAAATATTTGTAGCTGAAAGAAATGGTGAGTTGATGCAGATCCTGGCTTTCCCAGTTCAAAGGCAGAGAATTTACAATAATGGGATATGCTTCAGCAAGAGCCATAGAGTAGGTAACAGCTCCTGTTTCATCGTATTGAAATATACCCACCGTGGATGTATAATCATCATAATAACCCAAACTTTGATGTGGTCTTATATCTTGATTCCGTGTATGGTTGCCGACAATAGAGCTCTGCCATGCTTGAAACAAACTCTTCTCACCAAGGTCCGAACTACATATCATTGTCAACACTACATCGTTGTATGTAACATCGTATCCTATCTTTGAGTTCAAACCATATCCAAGATGCTTATAATTTGATGTCTGAATTGTACGACCTGGCAACTCAGCTGCCGTGCATCGAAATCTTAAACGATCATATGCCGTCCTGCTTCTTGTTGACAGTCTTATGTTTCTAGGCAGGTTTATCACAAGATCAAAATGAGATTGCTTTGATACGCTTTTAGAGCCTGCGCCTGTTATATTTGCTCTAAAATCAGAAACATTAAACGCCATTATCCTACCTTCTTAAGACTATCGCTGTAAATTTGAGAAGCACTTGCTTTTTGAAATCTTTGAAGAGGTAGAAACAAAGCTATGTCCCATTCAACAGAATCAATCAACAACTTTCTTGATTTGACATGCTTATGTAAATAATGTTTGAAACATGGTGCAAAAAACTTATATGTGGAAGTCCTTTTCAAAACTTGATAACTGAGTTTTAGTCTGGTGCTATCGTCAAATCTATTGTTGGTAGTTATGTTGTAAAGAGCATCCATCAATATGGCCCTTTGTCTCAGAGGCAAATAATGCATGTTAATACCATAAAAACCTCCTTCGGCTGGTCCGACAACAAATATCAAAGGAAAGGTATCGTAATAAGGAAGATCATTTTTGTGCTTGGGATCATAATTAAACAACATCATACTACCAGGTCTAGTAATGTTGGTAAACTTAGATGCATTCTCTCTCATCAACACACTGGGAGCAACTTGAAACTTTGCTGCTGTGTTTCTGTACCACTTACGTGCATCTTCAGTACGGCCAGGTACCTTGCCAGCCTGCATGCCCTTTGCTAATATATTGTCGAATACATATGCTACCATGGTATTATTTATCTTACCTTCCGAGCTCATTTTCTGTTATTAATTGAAACTTCCATTGCCTATCTTTACAGTATTCCTGGGCTGCTTTCCACTTTGCTTCATTGACTAAATATGTTGTCACCTCATTGACGTATCTTTTTGTTTTTCTTTGCTGTATATTTGGTGGTTTTGTTTGCTTAAAAGGCTTAACCTCAATTAAGTGGGTTTCTATTTTGTTATCGGCCGTCCTGACTTTAATTAAAAAATCAACATAATAACGATGTATTTTATTGTCAAGCGGAGAGCGATACGGTATAATAATTTCTTCTGATCCCCATTTCAGTACATCTTTGTTCCTGTCAAAAAATAACATGCATTGACGCTCCCACGAACTCCTATAAATAATGTTAGTGGGGTCGCCTAAATATTTGTCAGTATTCAGAGGTTTGTAAACCCCTTTGTAAGTTTTCATAGGATAAAAAATGCCAGCTATTAATATTGGATCGGGAGCGGATGGCCCTCTCGCATCGTTGGAGTTTAATACTAAGTACGATACAACCTACTTTCCCAGCGATCTAGCGGACACGCCTTATTTTATTATATTTAGAGCTCAGAAAGAATATAAACTGTCCCAGCTGGCTGATGTTAGGCAAAAATACGATGAAACGAGAGATGAATTCGTTGATAGTATAGGTAACAGAATACTTGGAGGCATCAAAAAAGTTGGCAACTTTGTTAAAGAGTTTCAAGAAGCCACGGGTATCAGTATTAGTCAACCAGCTCACTCTTTTGCATTGCCAATACCATCGAATCTAGGAACTTCATATAACGCTCAGTATGATACAGTAGGACTGGGTCCAGGCGGCGCCATTGCAAGAGACATTGCAACAAACGTTGGTGGCAATTCAGGATCGCTCACACAAAGAGTAGTTGATGCTGTAAAAGAGGCTGATTTGGGTAGAGATGATGTAGGAGGTATATTAGCTAATCTCGGTATAGGCGCTGCTGAGGCTGGTGGACCAGCTGCAGCACTCGCAGCATTGATTGCCGGCACAGGCGTTGTGGGTGCAGGTGTTTCTGCGGCATTAGCTAATGCAGGTATAGGAGCATTGGCAGGATTAGGCATCGCAAGAAATCCTCACATTGCCAATGTATTTACGGGTGTCAATTTCCGCCAACATTCGTTTGAATATAAGTTGATTGCCAAGAACAAAAAAGAAAGTGATGCTATAAGAGATTTGATACGCAACTTTAAATATCACATGGCCCCAGATTACAGAGCTGCTGATCACGTTTTTACCTACCCTTCCAAGTTTCAAATTCTTCTTAGGGCAGGTGATTACTTGTTTAAAATTGGTGACTCGGTGCTAACGACTTTCGATGTCAATTACAACGGCGAGGGGGCACCGTATTTTTTCGAAGATACTAACGCTCCTTACTCTGTCACAATTGGTATGACATTCATTGAAGATACTATTGTAACGAAACGAGAAATTAGGCAGGGCAGATAAATGGCATATTATTTTAGACCTTTTCCTTTGATATCGTATGATATTAAGAAAAACAATCGCTCGGCTGTTCTTACTAACATAATGTCACGATTTAAAATTGTTGAAGCTTTTCAGCGTCAAGAAGCTATCTATTACAGCTATACTGTAAAAGACGAGGAAAGAGCAGATACAATAGCATTTAAGTATTATGGCGATTCGTCACTAGACTGGGTAATATATTTGACCAACAATATTATAGATCCCGAGTTTGACTGGCCGCTTAGTTCTCGTGCATTGGAAAAATTCATAGTGAAAAAATACGGCAGCATAGTTGCTGCTAGACAACAAATACACGCCTATCAGTTAATATTGAACCAAGCAATCGTTGATATTGATGGTACCATAACACCTGCTAGATATGAGCCTATAGATCTAACTACTTACAACACTCTGTCCCAATCTCAAAAAAGAATTGTCACAGCGTATGAATATGAGGTTCAATTAAATGACAGTAAACGTGAAATTGAACTACTGAGTGCAGATTTTATCAGTCAACTTCTGGCGCAAGTCAATACAGTGTTTGAATAACTATGTATACAGAACAAATTAATGCCTATGGTGGCAACTTATCTCACCGAATCATACTGATTAACAATGATGGTCAGGGTACAGATATTACACGATTGGTAACTGAATTTACAATATACGAAAGTATATTTAATACCACCATGTCAGCAGATTTTGTTATCATAGACAGTTTAGGATTAATCGATGGGGCGTCACCATTAACTGGTCAAGAATTAATTACAATTGAATTTATATCTAACAATACAACATTGCTTGGTGCTGCTCCTGCAATGGCATTTAAAGTATACAAGGTCGATAATAAAACCGAGTTGAATCCTGGTACGCTCGTATACTCGATTCACGCAGCTTCGCCAGAACTCGAATTAAATTTGACAAGATACGTTGATACACCGTACAAAGATTTGACGGGCGATAGAACTGTTGATGCTATACTGAAGAAATATATAATACCAAAAAATAGCTCTAAGGGTGTTTTTTACGAACCTGTAGATAACGTTGTTACATATACTCCAGTCAGACATCATCCTTTTGATGCTATACAGGTAATTGGCAGTGAGTGTAGATCTGCAGAAAACGGCGATACATCCTCTTATTTCTTTTACGACACGCGTCAAGGTT